TCTTTATTAAGAATTCTATTTTTAATTCCATACAAATAGAATGATCTCTTGATAGATTCAAGATAATCATCGCTCATAATTGAGTTTTTAATGTTGAGCGAAAGAACTTCATTTCCAACAATTGGCAAACTAGCAACCAGATTCCTAGAATCGGATATCGTCAATCTTCCTTGGATTGCACTGGAAAACATATCTTCATATATTTCAATTTCTTTAATGAAGTTCTTAAGATCCAATACTTGATCTTGCAAATTTCGCAATTCACAAACAAGGATTTCAACGTCACCGACGCTTTTAAATCCAACACTAGTTGACGGTGTTACGGTTTCATTAGCCATTTGGGAGTAATCTGCTAAATTCTTTGATAAAATCGGTTAAGAATTGTTTCGGGAGATATTTGATTTGACGTTTTTTTTCATTGACGTCTTCCTCATACTCCCAATTAGTTCTCGGTTCTATATAACCATTCGCAAGATCAGCAGCGTCATAATCAACCACTAATCCCTGAGGTATGCCCAGAAACAATCTTCCGTTGGTTGTTTGGTAGTGATGAGTCGTAGTGTATATGTTACCTTCTCCGTACTTCGCGACGCAAAAATCGTAAAGTTCTCTGCTAGTTTTAGGCCACTCTTCTCTAGGATCTACAATATTATTCAATACCAATAAAATCCAGTGATATTCTTCGTTACCATATATCTTATACGCCAGAATCTCTGGTGTTTCACCATCTTCAACTGCAGTCGTTTGAATCGCCTCAACATTTTTAATTATGTTGGTAATTGGTGCTACTCTATAGAAAATGTCAGTGATGGGTTTAAACTTACCATCTAATCTCGCTCTCATAACCGGAAATTTTTCGAAATACATTATTAGTATCCTTGATATATTCTTTGTGTTGTAAGAATTTCGAGTTCAGTAAAGGTAAGTTGCATAGTTGCCATAGATGGCATACCATTTGAGAAAGTGGTAAAACCTTCTGCCCCATATACTACATTCATATCAGTCAAAACGCAATTAGAAATCTTTCTTACGAATGTGTTTTCTTTACCTGCATGATAATAAATAATTAGAAATTCTGATGGATAAGTATAGAAGTATCCACTTGCTTGTGCCTCTGGGTGCATGTGAAACAGAAATTTCTGTATGATTCCACCCCCGTCAATCACCGCAGGTCCACCGTTATCCTGATTAGCAGTCGATGTATTGGAAGTTCCAAACACTTCCACAGCTTCTTGTTCAGTCTTTGGCATGAAAATGTATTCAAACGTAAATCTTCTGTTATCCATGGATCTAAACAATTGTTCTTTGTATGGATTTTTTACAGTCTTTGTGTTCGCGTTTACTACATTTTCCAATCCATTCCCACCAAAAACTTTAGAAACGTTTGCAGCACTTCTGACTGCTAGTTCTGGGATTCCTGACCCCGTGAAATTCCCAGCACCGATAGCACCAGCGAGCGCACCCATATCTGCTGATTCCCAATTTGCTTTATACTGACTTTGAATAGAATTGATCTGTAAAGTTATAGAACCACCGCCCAGTTGAAGTTTATTGACATCTGATAGTGCAACTGCCGCATAACCAGTTAATGCACCTACTGCTGCACCACCAGCGGTGTTTATTGCAGTTGTCGCTATCTTTCTCAGAGGGCCAAGAGCTGTGCCAGTTGGTCCACCATTACCTCCATTTCCCAATAATGCTTGCCCCAATCCGAGAACACCGCCAGCACCAGCACCCTCTAACGCACCTGCCGCAGCAGCAGAATTTCCTGCGTTATCGCCAGTTAATCTATTTTGATCGCTAATGTCAAAAGTGTCATATTTTTTTTGTAATAATCTTCCAAGTTTACTTTCGCTGCGAACCAACGGATAAAAGACAACGTAGTGGGGAGAAGAATCTACATCTAATGGATATCTCCTAGGTTTACCACCAAACTCTTTTCTTTGAATAAAGTCACTCCTTGCCTTGTCTTGTCCTTTGTATTCCTGGTTTTCAATAGGTTCTGGTGGTGTCGAAGAATCAGTTGCACCTCCTTGTTCCTCTGATGTCGGATTGAACACACGCGGATCTTCCGGATCTTCTAATGGTTCTGCCACGAATAAATATCCTTTTGTTTAAAAGAGTTCGTGATATTTATATGAGTTACCAGAAAGAAACGCTAAAAGGTCGGTATAATATAGAAAAACCGCAGAAATATGTCGGCGATCCCAGAAATATAATTTTCAGATCCAGTTGGGAACTCAAGTTTATGAAGTGGTGCGACCACAATGTAAATGTCATAGAATGGGGATCTGAAGAACTCGCCATACCATATAGATCACCAGTCGATGGAAAAGTTCATAGGTATTTCGTTGACTTTTACATAAAAGTTAGAAGTCCTGATGGAATCAAGAAATATCTTATTGAAATTAAACCTGAAAAATTCACCAAAGAACCCAAAGCACAACAAAGAAAAACGAGAGCATTCCTCAATGAAGTCATTCAATGGGGCACGAATCAAGCTAAATGGAAGGCAGCAAAAGAATTTTGCCTAGACCGAAATTGGGAATTTATGATTTTGACTGAAAAAGAGTTGGGTATAACTTATAAATAAGACTTATGGCGAATCCATTTGAACAATTAAGAGCGAAAGCAGGCGACGGGCAGAAGTCCATGTGGTGGTACATGAGAAACGTACAGTCTCTCGTGGGCGACAGCATAACAACTTCTAATGCAATGAAGTCTGACATCGGGGAATTGACTTCTAATATAGAAGTCGGACAGATGTATATGTATTTCTACGATCCTAAGTGGAAAGAGGAACTGCCGTTCTATGATCGCTTCCCTCTAGTCCTCCCTTTCGGACCTGCTCCTGGGGGATTCTATGGTATAAATCTCCACTACGCTCCCTATATGGTAAGAGCAAAGATTCTCGGAGAACTCTTAGATTATACTGACAAAAAAATAACCAATGACAGTAAAATCAAAATGTCATATGATCTATTAAATTCCATCAGTTATTCTAAAGAAGTGAAACCTTGCATCAAACATTACTTGACTGCACACGTGCAATCTAGATACATGAAAGTAAATCCAATCGATTGGAAGGCAGTTATTTTCTTACCAATTGAATCATTCGCGAAAGTCAATAAACAAGAAGTATTCAGGGATTCTAGGAGCAAGTATTAATGGCAAAATTTAATCTTGATGACTTTAAAGGTAAGGTTTTTTCTAAAGACTTAGCACGTGCCAACAGATTCGAAATTCAAATAACTCCTCCTCCGATTTTAGGCGGGAACCAAGGTCTTTCTAGAACAATCACACTACTGGCAGAAGATGTAATGCTTCCTGGTATAATGGTTGGAACCAGACCGTTCAGATTTAACAATCTGAACGAGCAGCGTGCACATCTAATTGATTACATGGGCGATTCTGTAACTTTCACGTTCCTTTGCGATACAGAGTGGTCGATTAGAAGTTTCCTAGAAGAGTGGATACAAAAGATGATCAACCCTTCCAATAGATATGTCGAATATCCTGAACAATACTACTCGGTCATAGAAATTACTTCTCTGGATAAAGGAGACAACGAACTTACTGGGTGGAAATTGGAAGACGCATTTCCTAGGTCTCTTGCCCCAGCACAGTTCTCATCAGGGAGTCCTGATCCTGTTAGACAACCTTGCACATTCTCGTTTACTAAGTGGCAAAGATATACCCCAGAGAGTCCAATAGGTCGTCCAGAAGAGCCAACCGTTCCAACCATACCAGTTTAAATATAGGATTTTATTATGACATTACCTACTATTACTACACCAACATTTGACATTGAGGTGAAATCTCTCAAGAAGAATGTTAAATTCAGACCATTTTTGGTCAAAGAAGAAAAGATTCTAATTCTTGCCGGAGAAACAGAAGAAGTAACTGAAATGATCAATGCCATGCGCGAAGTCATCAGATCTTGCGCTAAAGAAGAATTAGATGTGGATTCTTTACCATATTTTGATATTCAAAATATCTTTATCAGATTAAGAGAACAATCGATCGGAGCAGTAACTGACTTTATGTTGATCTGCGGCGAATGTGGGCACAGGACAGCAACACAGTTAGATCTGTCTCAAATACAAATTACAGAGCATGATGAGCACACAAATAGTATTTCTCTAACTGATGAAATTGGTGTGGTAATGAAGTATCCCAAATTGGATGCCATGGTCGATTATAAGAAACCTGCTTACGATCTTGTCGCAGAAAGTATAGACAAGATCCATACCAAGGATGAAATTTTTGAGGTTTCTGAATACTCGAGCGAAGAGATATCTTCATTCATAGATTCTCTAAGCAACAAGCAGTTCGAGAAACTGGTAAATTTCTTTGAAACTGCTCCGAAAATTGAACATGTCATCGACTATACATGTGGGAAATGTGAGACCAAAAACTTCGTCGTGGTAGATGGTATTCAAAATTTTTTCGGTTAACCCTTTCTCATGATAATTTGATGAATTTTTACAAAGTAAACTTTATTTTGCTTCAAGAACATAAATATAGTTTGACTGAAATTGAAAATATGATACCGTGGGAAAGGGAAGTCTACATTGGTTTATTGGCAACGCATTTGAAGAAAAAAGCAGAAAAAAACAATTAAGGATAGATAATCCGTAATGGAAAACAAACAAACTTTCTCTGACTTCGTAGCACTACTACAACAGAAAAACGCACAAGCAGAAGACTCTGTTGGTGGAGTAGAACAACTCGAACAACTCGAAAAGTTAAATGAAAGTGTTACCAGAATCCGTGAAGATTTGAAGAAGAGGGTTTCCGGAGCCGCCTCTATGAATTCAATCGGCGTTGCTTCTGCTCCTCTTCAAGAAATCGTAACCAAAATTACCGAATCGATTGAAGAGTCCAATGTTTCAGGCGAGACTCTCGAAAAACTGTCTGAAGAGAACAGAAAACTTGTTAGTGAGTTTAAAGAATCTCTAGAAAAACTATCAGATAAGAATTCCAAAGAATTTCAAAAAGCATACGAAGCACTAGTAGATGCTGCAGACAAACTTTCCAAGTCAGATGATCCGACAGTTAGTGGGTTCGGTGCTTCTGCCAAAGAAAAGTTAGTTGATGCCAAACTTTCACAGGAGGGGTATAAATTACGAGGTGAAAATGACACGATCGCAAATCGCATTAGACGTTCTTTTGCGAGACCCGAACAAGTTGATCCCACAACTGGTGTTGCTAAAATCGGCGGTTTTAAAGGATTGGCGAAGAATATTTTCGCACCAAAAGAAGGTGGTTTAATTGATGACATTTTCACATCAGACGAAGACAAAGTAGCACGCGAAAGTAGAAGACAAGAATTTAGACTTGCCGAAGAGCAAGCAACACAGGCAGATATTAGTCGTGTTTCTGAAGGGATGCCCGATATATCTGAACCCGAAAATCAAACACCCGAATCTACAACACCGGCTGCAGTCATAGAAACACCTAAATCACCTGCATCTTCGGATGAAGCGGAAATTAAGGCTGGATTATTTGAAGATCCAACCAAAGAATATCAAGAGAAGATCGCCGAAAATAGCGATAAACAAGTTTTATTATTGGAACAAATTTTAGAAACTCTTAACAAACTGGGGCAAGTGTCTGAATCCGGTGGTGC